CGCTGCGCTATTTTGCCCAACTGCGGACACTGCGGCCGGAGTTGCCGGCGGAGGAAACGGAAGAATTGCCGCAAAGGATTGGGTATGAAGCGCATATGACCGGCGGAGAGGTGACGGGGAGTTATCTGCGGGGGAGGGGGTAGTGATCCTTTCCGGTTTGCTGTATGGGGAGGTTTGAGATTGCCGCGGGCGTAAGACGCCCTCGCAATGACAGGAAGAGGGCGGTGCTTCCGGATTTGTTGCTTCTGATCCCCTCCGGTTTCGCGAAGCGAAACCACCTCCCCTTGGGCAGCAAGGGGAGGTTGAGGGGGTGCCTCAGTGTAGGGGGGCTTTGAGATTGCTGCGGGTGCAATGACCGGAGAAGGGTGACGGCGGAAAAGGAGGTGAGGAGGATGACGGACGGCAATTGGATTTTTGATGCGGCCATTCGACTGATGGATGAGCAAAATGCCCGTAACGGGGAGACGAATACGGCGGATACGGCGGAGTATCGTCACCGGACGCTGACGATTTTGAACGTGCTGCGCCATGAACTGTATCCCGTTTCGGGAACCTTTGAGGCAGAACTGGTCTGTCCGGAACTGAAATCCATGGAGCAGCCGCTGAATCTGGACGACGATCTGGCTCAGACCGTACTGCCCTATGGATTGGCAGCTCATCTGCTGTTGGGAGAAAACCACGTGATGGCGGCGTTCTTTCAGCAGCGGTACACGGAACTGCTGCGGACACTGGGTGGAAGGCGAATGGCTAGATGGGAAAACATTCAAACACAGGAGGGATAACCAATGGAGGAAAACAGAGTGGCAGCGCCCATGGAGGTGCAGAGCCAGCCGGTGAGAGAACTGCCGGAACAGGAATATGTGGATTTTGTGCGGGAATACCCCAATGTACACAGCCTGCCGGAGCCGGTGATTCAGGCCATGAAACAGGGGCAGACCATGTCCCATGCCTATGGTCGCCATGAGGTGCGGCAGCTTCGTGCCGCCAATCAGCAGCTGCAGGCACAGCTGAACCGGATGCAGGCCGAACGGCAGGAGCGGGGCATCGGCAGCCTGCGCTCCACCGGCGGCGACAGGATGACAGACAGCTTCCTCATGGGCTTCAATGAGGAATAAAGAAAGAGAGGGAATAAAGGATGAACGAATCCAGAAATCTAGCTTCCAAATACGCCAAGCAGGTGGATGAGCGATTCAACCGCGAATCGCAGGCCATGCTGGCACTGAATGACGATCATGACTTTGTGGGCGTCAAGACCGTCAACATCTATTCGCTGCCCACGGTGGCCATGGTGGACTACACCAGAAGCGGCTCCAACCGCTACGGTACCCCCGATGATCTGACCAGAAACGTGCAGACCATGACGCTGCAGCGGGATCGGGCCTTTACCTTTATTATCGACAAGGGCGATAAGCTCCAGTCCCAGATGGTTTCCGATGCGGGCAAGGCACTGAACCGGCAGCTGAAGGAGGTGTGGGCCCCTGAGTTTGACGCCTATGTGTTCCGCAAGCTGGCGGCCGCGGCCACAGAACGGGGCAACTATTCCACCGAACCTGTGACAAAGGACAATGCCTATGAGCTGTTCCTGAACGCCATGGAAAAACTGGGCAACCGAAATGTGCCGGAAAAAGGCCGTGTGGCCTTCTGCTCCTATAAATACACCAATCTGCTGAAGCTGGATCCTGCTTTTGTCAAGACCGGCGACAGTTCCCAGGATATGTTGGCCAAGGGCGTCATCGGCGAGGTGGATGGCTGCAAAATTGTGCGGGTGCCTTCTTCCAAGCTGCCCAGCGGATGTGCGTTCCTGATTACCCACAAGTGTGCGGCCACTGCCCCGAAGCAGCTGGAGGAATACAAGACCCACAACAATCCCCCCGGTATCTCCGGCTGGCTGGTGGAGGGTCGCGTGATCTATGACTGCTTTGTGCTGAAGGAGAAGGCCGACGCCATCTGGTATCACGGTGCGCAGGCGGTGCTGCGGAATCTGGATGTGACGGCGGCTGATCTGGGCGATGGCAGCTGGAAGCTGCTGGTCAATCCCGAGGCGGAGACCGGCTGCAGCTGGTATTACAAGGCCGGTGAGGCGGCACAGCAGGTGGCCTACGAGACAGACGTCTCCGGCTGGAACAAACTGGCCCACTCCGGCGCCGTGATTCAGGCAGGTGATAGCGCCGTAATCACGGTGGTGGAGGCAGATAGCGACGACAAGGCCAGAGCAGTGGGCACTGTGGCGCTGTAAACCATGGACAGGGGATGGACACAGACAGCGTCGGTGATTCGGATCCCCGCAGCCGCTTTGGAGAGCGGTGGCTCCCCCTGGTTGCCGGGGGGAGCTTTTGGGGATGGAAAGGGGGAGCGAAATGGCGAAGATTGTGGCGGCAGATGAGACGAAAATCTGGCGAATCCAGAAATTTTTGGGCCTCAACGAGAGTACAGACGGCGATACCCAGCTGAAAATGGGTGAGGCCAGCGAAATGCGGAACTGGCAGGTCACGCCGCAGTATCACCTCCGTGTGAGACCCGGTTACAAGACCCTGAAACACTTTGACGGCCCTGTGCGGGGACTGTGGACGGGTTATGTGGCCGGATCGCAAAAGACTGTTTGTGCCGCTGACGGCGGAATCTGGGAACTGAGCGCAGACCCCATCCGCCGGATCGGTGACATCTGGGATGCGCCCACCACCATGTTTGGCTTTGGCAACAAGGTCTATTTCCTGAACGGACAGGAATATCTGGTGTGGGACGGCGAAGGTTTTGTGGATACGGTGGGCGGTTATGTGCCGCTGACTACCACGGCCATGGCACCGGGCGGCGGCGGTACAGCTGTGGAAAATGTGAACCGGCTGACGGGCAAGCGGCGCGTCCGGTTTTCCGCAGACGGCAAGGCGCTGGAGTATCAGCTGCCGGAAAAGGGACTGCTGAGTGTGGACAAGATTGTGGACGGCACCGAAGAGGTGAAAACCGGTTTTGAGGTTGACATAACTTCAGGCAAGATCACATTTGAAATGGCTCCGGCGGCGGGCAACAGCAACATCGAAGTCTGGTACACCATGCCCAACACCCTGCGGGCACTGGTGGAAGGAATGCGGTATGCCGAGCAGTTCAACGGCGCATCGGATACCCGTGTATTTTTATACGGTGACGGCTCCGCCAAGGCCATTTACTGCGGTGTGACGGAGACAGGGCAGGCTTCCGCCGAATATTTTCCCGACCTCTACGAGGTTTTAATTGGCTCTGAAAATTCGCCCATTACGGGCATGATCAAATACTATGACCGCCTGATGAGCTACAAGGCAGACGGCGGCGCATACTCCACATCCTATGAGATCACCACGCTTGCAGACGGCTCTGCAATTCCCGGTTTCCGGACGGTCTCGACCAACCGGGAAATCGGCAACGAGGCCATGGGGCAGGTGCGGCTGGTAAAGAACGTGCCCAGAACCATCTACGGCGGCAATGTATATGACTGGGTATTTGCCAACTATGCAACGCGAGACGAGCGAAATGCCAAGATGATCTCCCAGCGGGTGCAGAACACGCTGGAATTTGCGGATCCGGAGAAGATGTACTGCTTTGACGATGATACGAAGCAGGAATATTACATGTTCCTCAATGATGAAGCCGGTACGGTGCTGATCCACAATTACATGGTGGATGTGTGGTACATCTACACGGGACTGGCCGTTTCCAGTGCGGTGCGGGTGGGTGACCGGTTGTATCTGGGCCTGATGGACGGGCGGCTGGTGGATTTCTCCACAGACTATCCCAACGATGACGGGCAGGCCATTGACGCCTTTTTTGCCAGCGGCCATATGGCGCTTGACAAGGACTACAAGCGGAAGCACAGCTCCGTGATCTGGGTATCGGTGAAGCCTACGGCCAACGCCAATCTGCTGGTGACGGCCAGAAGTGACCGGCGGAGCGATTACATCGACAAGGCCGTGACCATGAGCCTGAGTACCTTTCGAAGCGCCAACTTCGGGGCATGGAGTTTCCTGACCAATCGGGCGCCTCAGATGGAACGGCTGAAATTGAAGGTCAAGAAATTTACATACTATCAGCTTGTGCTGAAAAGCAACTATACGGCATCGGACGCCACGGTTTTGGGCGTGGATATGAAGGTGCGCGAGGGCGGGGATGCCGGATGAGGCACACGGGAAGGAGGATGCCATGGAAGTTTTCATGTTGTGCGGGCTTTTGGTTATGGTCTGCCTCGGGACGGCGGTGCAGAGTCTGGCGCTGCTGGAAGTGCTGCGGCAGAGGAGGCCGACGGCACCGGAACAGGAGATGCAGACAGAGAGTGAAGAGGAACGGGAGGCCCGACGGGCGGCGGCAGAGGCACAGCGTCTGTATGAACAGGGGTTTGTTAATCTGATGAGCTATGACGGCAGACCGGCAAGAAAGGAGCGTGAGCAGTGGTGAGAGATCCCCAGTGTGAACGGGTGTATCACGCCTATCAGAAGGGTGTGATGTTCAAAGAACAGATCCAGCTGTATGACACGGTGGAGAACAACGAGAATTTTTTTATCGGCAGACAATGGGAAGGGGTGGAGGCCAACGGCAATCCCACGCCCACGTTTAACTTTTTGAAGCGGGTGACCCTGTTTCAGGTGGCAACGGTCAGCTCCGACAGCATCGCCATACAGGCCTCGGTAATGGCCGGTTCGGGTTTGCCCGACCACATGGCACCTGAGGCGGTGGCGGAGGTGGTAAACGATCAGTTTGCAGTGCTGTTTGAACGGAACAGGATCACCAGCCTGATCCGCGAGTTTATGAGAAATGCTGCGGTGGACGGCGATGGTTGTACTTATACCTATTTTGATCCGAAAGGGGAAACCGGCGACCGGTTCCACGGGGCCTTGGTGACGGAAGTGGTGGAAAATACCCGTGTGATCTTTGGCAATCCCTATGATCGGGATGTGCAGCGGCAGCCCTGGATTCTGATTACGCTGCGCAGACCGGTGGAGGAAGTACGGCGGATGGCGGAACAAAACGGGTTTTCACCGGATGAGATCCGGCCTGACGAGGAGCAGGGCGTCCGTACAACGGAGCTTGGCCATGGAGAACAGGTGACACTGCTGGTGTTCCTGCAGAAGGATCCGGAGACGGGCAGAATCTGGGCGGGAAAATATACGCAGAAGGGGCAGGTGGAGCCGTTCCGCGATACGGGAATGCGGCGGTATCCCATTACATGGATGAATTGGGACTATGTGC